AATATCTGGGCCTATAAATAATAAAAGGGCTACAACTTCTGCGATCATTTATGATTACCGTTTTGATAGTGCATTTCTCTATTTTTATCTTTTAGTTCTTCAATATCTATTAAAACTTTGTCCATTTGTTTTTGTAAAAATTCAATGTTGATTCTATTGTTCATCATCTTTTCAAGTTGCGCATTAATCTTATCCACGGACTTATACAAATCCTCCAGCATCATGAATTGCTCAGAATCCGCGGGCAAACTACCCATTTCTCCACGCGGCCATTTTATTCTAAACTCTGTATTTTCTTCTAAATCTTTTGACATTAATTCTACTTTAGTTTTTGTAGCGTTTAATGACTCGTGCAAACCAAAGTATGCCCACACACCAACAGCAACACCTGCTACGATTGATAAAATCGTTTTAAGATCTGTGCTTACTTTTGTATTTTCACTTACCTTCATTATTGTCCCTCAAATACTGGTCGATCTGGGTTTTCTTTTTTCCAACCATCTTTTAACACAGTCCAGTAACTAACGCTAGCGTCAGGTCTATCGTCAGAATATGACGTAGATGTAACACCTAATTTTAAGCACATATTGATTAATTCAGCAAATTCTACTGGTGGTGGGTTAATTCTTGGTACTCTTTTACACTCTTTTACTAGTTCAAGTTGGGTCTTTAATTTTTGTTTCTTCTTTTGTTCTGCAATATATTCATCATCACACACTGTTCCAAAAGGCATTCTAAATCTAAAACCTAACGTTTGGTTTTGTGTTTCAGCACTAGATCCAGACTTATATTCGTGTTGTCTAACTTCTGAGTATGTTTCCCAATAACCTTTTTCGCAAGCGTAAGCGCCATCGTTAAGGTATTCATTACGTGCTTGTACGGATGTTGCTACAAACAGAAAGAAGATAATCCAAAATAGATTACCTGTTAAGATCTTTGATATCGTATTCATGTTGCCTCACTTGGTCCGCTAGTTGTTGAAATATATTTTCAGCCATATCCCATGTAGCTTCTGCTCTGGCTAATCGGTTTTTAATATCACTAAGTACTTCTTTTTGAATCTCTATATCTTTAGTTACCTGTTCAAGTATTTCTTTGTTAACCTGAATAGTATCTGTCATTGTAAAAACATATCTAACTGAAGTAACAGTTCCGGCTAGGATTGCTCCAACAACCGGAACGATTACTATATTTTTTTTTAGCCAATCAAATTTACTTTTAGGTTTTGTTTTGGCCATTATTTATAAAATCCTTTAAACATCCAGTCTACCCATTTGTTCCAAAGATTTTTAATCTTATTCCAAATTTTTTTAATCATGTTTTTTCTCCTCAATTTCGTAAAAGAAGTTATCCGTATCTTCGGTCTTCCATTTACTTGTGTTTTCTACATTCCACTCAGAAGTTTGCACTTTCCAATCTGGAACATTATCTTTCACTGTAAATGAAGGTATATCCCAAATGCATCTGTTGTTAGGTTGTGCTGCATAGTTCCCGTCATCGAGAGCTATGATGTGAGCACATTTGTGCTCGTGCGGAATCTCTGAATGGTCCGTGTCTAATATATTAGCCTCTGGATGAGCGAAGTCAACCGTAAATAAGTATTTACCGTGGTGCCATTTCTTATCTTTACCAATATATTTGCCGGCTTGTGCTTCTAAAATATCCCAAGTAGTAACAGCAGGATAATAACTGAAACAATTCCATAACTGTAACTCATCAAGTCTACGTCTAGGAACTTCTTCTGGCTTAAAACCTCTTTGAATGAACGCAGATATCGGGAGACGATAGAAGATAGCTCCATTTTCCATAATACAATGAAAAAGGATACTACAGGAATGTTTGCGTTTAAATATGCCATATAAAATCCTCATTTGATACTACCCCAGTTATCACCTTCTTCATAATCTACTTTGTTAGGAACTTCAAGTGATACTGTTGACTCCATTATCTCTTTAATTTTTTCTGATTCTTTTTTATTTTGTACAGATATATCTAACTCATCATGAACTTGCAGATGCGGCAGTATACCTTCAGCGTGTAAATCTATCATAGCTTTCTTCGTCATGTCAGCTGCAGATCCTTGTATCAATCTATTTAGAGCTTTGTATGTGTAAGCTCTTTTAATCCCTGGTCCGTGTTCCGCGAGCGCTTCTTCATGTGGCAATGCTTTGTGAATACCGAACTGATTGGGCTCCCATAGATGAAACCTACACAGTCTACCCAGCAACGTTCTGACTTTACCTTTACGCTGTGCTCTGTCCATCACAGCATCCATGAGCTGTTTAACAAAAGGCACTTTCGTATGGTATTGTTTGAATAATTCTTCAGCTTGCAGTTTGTTTACACCCAGCTCTGCTTGTAATTTATTTTTACCCATACCATAAAAAAGACCCAAATTGATCGTCTTTGCTTGTGTTCTAGGTATAGCGGCCATATCTGCAACAATCTTATGAAAGTCTGCATCACCTTCTTTGTAGGCATCTACAACATCCTCTACAGAGTAAAAACCCTGTAGTGCAGCGTAATGCACAACAAGACGTGGTTCTTGTTGACTGTAGTCAAAACAACCCCACTTACAATTCTCTTCTGGTATAAATAAACTTCTGATCCGTGGTCCGAGATCCTTGTTCCTTGCAGGTATCTGCTGTAAGTTTGGATTATTCATACTGAATCTTCCCGTAACAGTCCCGCCACTATCACCACGTAATTGGTTTATCTCTGCATGTATTCTACCTTTTTTAGAATGTTTTAATATTGTATCTAAAAACGTAGTGTGTGCTTTGTTAATCTCTCTTGCTTTTGCAATGGCTTGTACAATATTGTTTGGATGATTAGCTAAAAAGTTTTTTGTAAAACTAGGTGCACCTGTCTTCTCTGTTCTATCATAAGGTAGACCTAACTTATCAAACACTTTAGCAATAGATCTTGCAGCCCATATTTGTACTTCTTCTTTTGTTTCAGCATAAATACCACCCAACAATCTATTCTCTTCCTCAACCATATTTCGTTTCTCTCTGTGTGCTCTATCCACATCTACACGCACACCTAAAAATCTCATATCAACAAGAACAGGAAACAGCTTAGTTTCCATTTCAAAAATGTTTCCAATATCTTGATGCATT